CCCCGAGCCCCCCGAGGCCCCGCGGAGCACGCGGAGCCCCCGAGGCCCGCGAATCGCCCGAACGCAATTCGGGACGGGCTCGGGCTCGGCCCGGTCGCTCGAACGTCGCGAGCCCCCCGCGTCGCCGGCATCGGATCCCGAATCCGACGCGGACCGCGTTCGCGAGCACGTCCCGCGGGCCTCGGTCGCTCGGCGTGGCGGCGTCGGTGGCGGACCGCGTGCGGGCGGGCCCCCGCGGGCGTCCGCGGGCGGGCGTCCGGGCCCCCCCAAGGGGGGGCGGAGGGGCCAAGAATCGACGAAATACCACCTCGGATTTTTGTGTCGTTTTTGGTCAGTGCATGGCGAGGGGGATCTGGTGAAGAATGCACGCCTTGGGGACCACATTGATGTTCCCCAACTCGCCCTCTTCGCCCATTGAGGACGCCAGGACCAAATAGGTCTCAGTCTCGAACACGATCGCAGCCGCTGTGTGGATGATGGCGGGCTTCATCTCCTCAGCCTCGTCACGATCCACCCAAGGCTTGTCGGATCCTGTGATGTCCATCCAGACAAACATGTACCAATCGGAGTTCATGAGGCCCTCCTGATTACTTGGTCTTCTTGCGGATCTGCTTGTCCGGGGTCCCAAAGAACTGGCGAAGTCGAATCATCTCCAGACGGTTCAATGGGTCTTGAACGGGATCGGTTCCCTTTTTGATCATTTCGGTGACTCGACGCTTCCGTCGCTTTCTCGTGGTTCCATCCATGTCCCCCGACGATGCCGCTGACTCTGACCCGCCGAAAGACCCTCCTGCCTTGCTCATTGCAAATGCTCCTATGGACCATATGGTCCTATGATCCCCCGGTCTATCCAACCGGGGTTGTCTGTAGTTGGCCGTCCATTCTTTCCTGGACCCGGTCTCCCTGGGCCCATTAGATCCTTAGGATCCTTAGGTCCCCCTTCCCTTCTCTCCATAGAGTTCACCACCCCGTTTTAGGGCAAGGAAGGGGGGTTGCCCACAACGGCCTCCCCGTCGGTCACCGTCTACCCCCCTCGTCTTCTTCAGTTCCCGTCAGTCCTCTTCTGTGTCTACTACCTGGCTCAGAGGCCGGTCCGGTAACACTTCTAGCAGTTCCTTCATGGCGATCGCTAAAGTCCGATGAGTCACTTCGTCCAATAGGTACTTCTCGTACAGGGCGACCACTAGAAACGCTCTGGCCGCGAGACATCCATAGGTCTCCTTCCAGAGATCCAGCATCTCCCGAGCGTGCTTCAAGTTCTTGGGCGATTTGGTCAGCGAGACATCCATGTCATGCTCCGAGAGGGTCTGGAGATGACATTGTCCATGAACCGTTCCAGTTCGTCGTTGAGGGCCTCGGTTCGCTTGTTCTGGATCAGGCGGTCTCTGTCGGCCCCCATCTGCTCTACCCAGTAGCCCACAGCCATGGACAAGACATCCAGTCGGTCATCGTGAACCAGGGCTCCCTTGAGCCTGGTGATTCGGGACAACTGGTACATCAGTTGGTACTGGAGAGCCTTCTCGGGCGGGAAGTCCTGGGTCGAGGCGTAGTCCTTCTCGATGACTTTCCGGTCCACCACAAGCCTGTGGCTGGATATGACGGGCTCTAGGGTGTCGATGATCCGCCGTTCCTTCTGGATGTTGTGGCGGACCTCCTCGATGGTGCAGGGGTGGATCTTGGCTAGGACGGGCTTGAGCAGGGCAGTGAACATACCGTCACCAAAGTTGGACTCGATGATGATCTGATTCACAGACTGACGGCGGGCGATGACGGACAACTTCTTGAGAGTGTCTTCCTCGTAGCCCCCTCGGATACCGCCCGCCTCAAGCACAAACAACTGGCTGTTCAGCATCTTGACGACCGCATAGGCCGTCTCGTCCGTACCGCGGCCCGAGGGGTCGATAGCCATCACGGAACCCGTGTATGGCTGCCAGTTCCCTTGGACCTGCATGGGCCGGTAGTACCGGTCTCCGTTGAAGCCCACGTTGGGCAGGTCCTTGTCCGCCAGATCGGGAGAAGCCGACCAGATGACCTTCTCCGGCCCCTCATGGTCATTCAGGTTCATGACCACCAGATCGCCCAACTTGAGCGGGTAGCGGTCCATGTCGGACAGGCTGGTGTCCAGCATGAACTGGAGAGCAAAGCCAGCACGCCCGTAGGACGCCTCACGCTCCGCCAGATCCATTTCGTCGAACCGCTGGGGGTCTGTTGGCTTTCCGGGCTCTGACGTGTCAGAAGCGATCATAGGGGCCAGTGAGTCCCCAAGGTTCCGGCGTGTCTTCTCGTCAGGGATCTTGGCGGGCCAGATCCGCAGGTCGTACCCTCGTTCTCGAAGGGACGTGTAGATCGAGAACTCGGTCTGTGGAGTGCCGAGGTAGGCGACCCTCCCACCTGGCTTCAAGACCGCGTCGAACTCCTTGATGGACTCTGACAACTTGTCACGCATGGTCTGCGTCATGGAGTTGTTCAGCGACTCCACGTCATCAGCCACGATCAGGTCTGCACGGGAACCAGTGATCTGGCCCGTGATGCCTCGGCTGGTCACCGATGGAGCGTGGCTGGCCGGAGCCGGACCCACATCGAAAGCGATCTTGGAGTTCCGCTGGTTCTCCCGAGGCCGCAGGTGCCTCAGGATCTCCATCTCTTCAATGAGCCGCAGGGTGAACGTCGAGAAGTCGTCGGCTCGCTGCTTGGACGCCGAGACCACCAGAATGTTCTTCGTGGGGTCCATCAGCAACTGATGGCACACGAACGCTGAGGTGATCCACGACTTCCCGACTCCACGGAACGCCTGGATGCACAGACGCTTGGGACCGTTCTGGAGGTACTGAGCGATGTCGTACTGAATACGAGTCGGCTCAGGCAGCCTCAAGTGGTCCCAGGCGAGGAACAGGAAGTTCCGGAAGTCGGTGAGTCGTGTGTCCATCGTCAAGGTTTTGTACCGCCACCGCCGCCGAGGCCGGGGCCGGGGCCGATTACGCCGCCAGGGGATTGCTGAAATGAACCGCCGCCCTTTTGTACCGTTGTCGGGGTGGAGAACAAACGCTGACTGGTGCTTTCTCCGCCAATGGTGAATCGACCGCTGTTGGGAATGATCTCCCATCGGCCCTCAATGAACACCGCAACGTAACCGGGAGGGGCCTTGGGAGGTCCTAGCCGGTTCATGATCAGAAATTCGGAACCATCAGGACCGTGCGTATTGAACTGACTCATGCCACATCCTCCGAGGCCAAAGGCCCATTTGGATCTTGAAACGGAAGGACCTTGGCAAGGTTCACTAATGGTGACCCTTCCTTCGGCACTGCGTCGATTCCATTGTCCTTCAAGAATTTGATTGCCGCGGATAATTCTGCTGGGGTCGCTTCCCCACTCTCAACACGCTCCAACAAAGTTACGGCAACACCGTGGTGAAGTTGTTCAAGAATCTTGTCGGTGTTTCTCATTGACCAGCCTTTGACATGACCATGGATACAACAGTGGAGGCAACGGCTCCGATCACGCCCGCTGCCCCCATGAGCCACGCCTTGCTGTGTTCCAGCAGACGAATTCGCTTGTCAAGTTTCTCGATGTCTTCAGCATGCATCCTCTGCATACCAAGCAGGGACTCGACCTTGCCTTCCAGACGCCCGAGAGCCATCATGATTTGGTTGATGTCTTCCATGTGACTAGACCAGGTAGAAGCCGCTGGCGTAGATCAGCACTTCGCTGGAGGCAGCGATGTTTGCTTCCGTCATGACCGAGAGGGCGGCGGCGGTGCTTGCGGGGGCGAGGTAGAAGTCGATGTAGATGGTTGAGGATTCGATGAAGGCGAGGATCGGTGGACTCTGTCTGAATCCGACTTCTCCGCCAACATTGACCACCGAAAAGTTCGTGGCTGAAGATTGGAACGGAAGATCCCGGATTCTGAAGGTTCCGGTGTTGGTTCCACGGTTCACCTGCGACTCGATGTTGAAATACACGACATTACCGATGCGTGTGTAGGTCCCCCTATTCACCGCACCAGATGCGGCGGATGTGATGTCCGTGGTGTCCAGAAGCAGCAACGGGGTGAAAGTCCCTTCGTCGTAATGGGCAAGGGCCTCATCACCCAAAGAGATTTGGGCAAACGTCGGTGTCTTGGTAGCAAGGTTGATTGGGAAGTTGACCATTGATTACCCCAGAATTTGCATGTGGATATAGGCGTGTCGGTAGTCTAAGGAAGCCTGCGCTGATGCACCGCTAACCGTGTACGTTGCGATTCCGATGTGTTCCCATTGAGTCAGTGCATCTCTGGTCGTAACCATAAACCCGTTCAAAGTCATATATGCATCTTTGACAACCGTGTTTCCATTGTTGTTCAAATACCAACCACCCATCCGACCGTAATTGAGCAGAGTCTCCGAATTCACCCCAAAGAACTTCAGTTCATTCGTGTTGACATTTACTCGTTTGAGTGTTGGGTTGCCATATTGATCAATTGCACTTCCGTCATAACCAACAAGTGCCGCGTAGGCGGCATAACTAGAATTGACGGCTACGTTGTCCCAAAGGTACGTCGCTTGCCAGTTGAGAATAATTTGTTCGTTTGCGGTCCGCGGAAACGGAATATTTGCCACGGTAAATTCAGACCACGGATACACAACGGCTTGTGAAAAAGTGGACCCGTTTGGAATTGGAGCATGGCCGTCTTCGTAGCCTGCGGGGAAATTGAATTCATTCAGTAGGTCGTATAACCCAGAAACGTAACTGCCATAAACAAAGCGGAGAGGCCTATTGACTTCGCTCTGAGTATTTAGTCGCCAAGAATTTTCGCTTGACGTTGAGTCAGTAAGCAGGACGTTGTCTCTGACTTCAATACTTCTTTGGAATACAACCGGATCAGCACTGAAGTAGTCAATGTTTGATGATGAACCGTTGACTACTCCGTTTACCGTAATAGAGTTTGCCGTGATAGCACCTGGAACACTCAGGTCTCCTCCTCCGGTTATGTCCCCACCTGCAACTACGTTTCCGTCGTTGTCTATTGTCAGAACATCCGTTCCGTCATTCTGTTCGACAACGACAACAGGAACATTTGGAGAAGGATCAGCGATTGCCGTGATGGCTGGAGTGTCCGCATTTGGCATTCGCACTCCATCAGGGTCTACGATGGATCTTGCAATGCCAAAGTTCTGGACGCCGATACGTTCAGTGCCTTCTAGAACCGTAGCACCTAGAAAAATGGTCAGCGTGTAAACGTCAAGAGATTCGGCAACTTGAAAGTCAGAAACGGGCCTTTGAAGGTATCCGTCAACGGAAACGATGTACAGATTTGCATTTGAACCAAGCGGTGTTGGATTGTCTAGGACAACTGTCACTGTTCCCGTCAGAGCAGACAACTCACTAGCCTCAAACGACCACGATTGCGGAACAGCAACACCGGCTCCGTAAAGAGCAAGTCCATCGACATACCCCTTGGTCACTGAATCGGCTTCAAGAGCCGGAGTGCCCATGTTCTTGATTCGACGACCGCCTGCGTTGTAGTTGTTGTCAAAGTCGATGGGAAGCGAGTCGGAACTTGTTTCTTGTGCTTCCTGAGACAGATACAGCAATTGAAGCGTGATCTTGTCCAGATCAGATTCCGTCAGAACCGAACCGTCCTGAAAGTCAACCAATCGAACCGATTCTGCTTCTGTTCGACCGGGAGTCTTGCGGTAGACCCTGACCGTTTGTCCCTCAGTGGCTCCGGTGTTCAGAACCGCGTTTCCAGTGCCGGTGTTGACAGTGAACGCTGCCGTGTCCTGGCCGTCAATCTTGACGTAGACATGGGTCGTTTCGATGTATGGAAACGTAATGGCAAAGTCAGTCTGCCCTGCCGTTGCTGAATAGGTGGCGGATGTGAGTGCCATTAGTTACCTCAGAATTCAAGGATTGAAGAAATGTCACGACCCTCTCGTCTGAGAGTCTTGATGCGTGTCATACGGAAGTCCAAGTCTCGCACTTCTGGAAACTCACGGAGTGCTTGAGACAAAGCCTTTGTCCTGAACTGGCTGATCAACTTGCGAATCTCAGCAACCCGAGGACTTTCCAGTTCGTTGAACGCCTCAACAGGCATTCTTTGGTATCGGCCAGAACGGATGAGTTGCTGCATGGCCTGCCTAATTGTCTTGCCCTTGACTCGGACTTCTCCGTGCAACTGAGACCAGCGATCGTGGAAGTTCTGGCCCTGCTCGTTCCGGTAGGTGGTTAGGTCAAGGCCGTTCCGCAGCGTACGAGGCGGACCGAACCCGTGTCCCACCCTGGACAACTCAGCCATGATCTCATCGTCTTTGATGTCCGTGTACGCCATCGGCGATCCATACCACGGCCACGGCTTCGATCGCTCCAGCGGTTCCCCGAGCATGTTTCGGCGAGGAGCGACCTGCCCTTCAAAGACGCCCTGACTCGTCATACCGTACTTCGCCCGCATGGCGTCCAGCGTAGTTCGGATCTCTCGCTGGTACTCGTCAGCACCAATGGTCTGCCCAGCGGCTCCAGAGTACGGAAGGAACGACGCAGCCGTCTGCTCCCAGTAACTGGACGCATATCGCGACGGGTCGTTCAGCACGTTCGCCACTCGGGTCATGCCCGTCAGATACGACTTGTTGGTGATGTTGCGAGCCGCCGAGAAGATCAGGGCACCCATCAAAGTTTCAAACCCAGCCTTCTCTTCCTCGGTCGTTGCTTGGTTCATGGACTCCATAAGATCGGCCACCGAACCAAAGAACGAAGCAAATGGGTCGAAGCGTCGGTAGGAGACCCACTCGTCTCCAAGTCGAATGCTGTACGGTTGCCACCCCGTGGCTTCCCACGTCCTACGGGTCTCGGGGTCAGCAGGACCACCACCACTCAGGTAGCCATTCATGTAGGCCATGACGCCCGCCATAGTGAGCATCGCTCCGGCAGACGTGCGTCCCACAAGGTCAGCCTTAGTCCGGCCACCACGCAGCATCTGCTCGCCGACTTCCTTGTTCAGAAGGCCAAGGCGAGACCCTGTCGTGTCGATGCCGAGTCGAGCCAACTGCATAGGAGCCTGAGCAACCCGGTCGAGGTAGAACGCGATCAGGTTGGTTGGCGTTCGGATGAACGGCAGAATAAATCGCAGCACCGGAGTCTGATTGACAACACGCTGCATGCCTGCCGACATCTTGATCAAGCCATGCCGTCCAGGTTGCTCCAAAGGCTGAGTGAAAGTCGTCTCCCTTGCGTAACCCAGTGCTTTCTTGGCAAGTGCTCCGTTGTCTTCGTTCCAATACCTCTTCATGTAGGCGTTGACGTACCTACTGAAACGCTGTCGGTCCACCGGATCAGACAAGTCACTGCCGATGCGTTCTTTGGCAGCCGCCTCTGCCTTCTGTCGCATGTTCTTGTAACTGTAGAACTGTCCATCACCAATGATCTTCTCGAACTCGGTCTCTACAAAGTTGGCAATAGCACGCGGCCCGTTCTTGACCAATTGCGTGTTTCTCATGGCTTCTTCAGTCAATTGAGACTTGACCGACGCTCGGTAGTTCAGGTTCTTGAAGAAGGCATCTTCAGCCATCAGGAAGCGGCTTGGAAGATTGAGTGCCTTTCCAATCCAATCAACCGCTTGACCCGCCACGCTGTCCTGAGAAAACCTGGTGTTGGCTGACGAGATTGCTCTGTTAGACCTATTTGTTTCCAACTTACTTACGGCGTCTAGCGGATCTGCTTCTTTCTTGAAAGCAGTCTGAGCCGCAGAGAATGCGTCATTCATGTGCTGCATCAGGTAGGCGTAGTGCCTCATCGTCGTACCTGCTTCAGAGAACTGAAGCGTCATAGCCTGACCAAGAGCCTTCTCGAACGGCAGGTAGAACGTAGTGATCATGTTCGAGGTCATGTTGACCATATGAGTCACAGGACCGGACAGGATCGAGTTCATCCAGTACTCAATGAACATGTGGTGAAACTTGGCTCGTTCTTGAGCCACACGGAATCCACCGGCCTGACCATTTACCGCAACTGCGTTCTGGTACTCGGTTATTTGTCGTTGGACCAGGTCTCGTCCGGCTGCCGCGTCACCACCACCAAGTTCTTCAAGAACGTCTTGGAAAAATCGAGGTTCGTCCACCGTACTCAGGTCAGGAGGTAGGACACGGTTTGTAGGAAGAGGAGTGTCCGTTCCAACAGCCTTCTGGGCTGAAAGAGCCTGGGCAATCTTCTCCTGGTTTCGCTTGACCACCAGTGCGAGGTCCTGCGACCTCTTGCGAGCCAGGATGAACTCAACCTTTTCGCGGTCGCCTCCCGCAACGGCCTTTGCCGCGAGATCGTCCACCAATTTGGTGTACTGCTGCAACAGGTTTCGTGCGACGTTCTGCTTCGCCACAACATCGACTATTTGGTCGGTCACACCAAGAGAAGCAAGGTCGTCCGGATCAAATGCGTTGAATCCATGGTCCCTGAGTTCTCTGGCTCTCTGGGATCCCATGCCTCGAACGTCTTCAAGAGACATGCTCCGAAGTTGCATCAATTCCTGCTGGTAGGCTTCGCTTGCAGTGTTGGTTTGCGACGCAAGCCACTTGTCAACGCCCTCGGTATCTGAGAAGAAATTGAGGTTGAAGACTGTTCCTTCGCGAGGCGTTCTTGCTCCAGGCGGGAACGGCATTGGCTCATCGGCTTCCATTGCCAAATATCGCCTGGTGTACTTCGGGGCCTCCGAAGGAATGATGTAGCCACCTTCGTCCATGAAATACGGACGACTCGTCTTTGAGAACATGTACGCAGATATTGGACCACGCTCGGCCCGTTGCGAACCAGCAGCACCACGGAACATACCGCCACCAGTTTTCGCAATCTTCGTTGCTGTTCCACCGACGTTCATGATCTTCAAAGACGCATCTTTGTACCGACCAGCAAACATTTCTCTAGTGATTCTGTCGTAGCGGGCTGCTCCAACCGTTGACTTGACAATGGTCAGAACTTCGTGGGCCAGATACCTAGCAAGGCCAAGCAAAGTCTCCGTTCCTGCTTCAAGATCGAGCCGCTTCAGAGTGGAGTCCGCCATGGATTCTGCAATCCATTCATCAAGACTAGACATGCGATACCACTCATCAAACGGAATTTGCTTTTCAGCAATTTTCTTGCGACCCGCTTGAGTAAACCCACCGCTCATACTGATGTCTTCACCAACCGTAAGGCCGTGCTTCTTGAGGAACTTTGCCTGCTGCTTTGCAAAGTCCCTCGACACAGCCTGAAGATCACCAACGCCAAGGCGTCGAGTCATCGCATGCCAAAGTTCGTGGGCAAAGACTCTAGGCATTTCATCATCAGCCACCATCCTGTTGGAAATTGTGATGACATCATCAATCAAGTCGTAAAGGCCACGAGCCTCCATCATCTTCCGGAATCGAAGTCCGAGAGTGTCGAGCCAACCATGGCGGTCAAGTTTGTTGACGATCGCCACCATCCTCTCGCCACTTTCGCGAGACAAGCGGCCTCTTGACATCTCCTGTTCAATTCGTCCCTTGACTGCTTCAGCACCTCGACGGATCTCCGCGTTCGGGATTCGTTCACCCCTTGGTGATCTAGCAATATCAGGAACAATTGCGTCGTCACTGTCGATTCGATCGACGATAAGATCGCCTGGAGTATGCCGGACATTTGGGTCACGAGGATCGTAGCGTTCGGCTCTTGTGCTCTTGATCTGAGCAGAGTCGAACGCGACAAACGAATCCTTGAAACCTTCCGCATCGTTGCGGTAGATCAGTCCGTCGTATCCCGCTTTCTTGAGATCTTCCCGTAGACCCGCACCGGCTTCGTACGACAAACGACCTCGTTCGTAGGTTCCTTGGTCATCGTAATTACGCCAGTTTGCGTCGATCTCCGCTTGACGAGCCTGGAGTTCTTCGGTGACCGTAACCAAGCGATCCCGGTAGGCCGCCATGTCTCCGCCAGAAATTTGGCGACGCACGTTGAGCGGAAGAGCGTCAAAGACTGAAAGTGGAGTGAATACGCCCACGTCGTTGATGCGGACCGGGTTCTGCATCGAAACGTGAACAGTCATTCGACGAGAACCGAACATGCCTCCAGGAATGTCCTGCCCAAGGTGGAATCCGAACTCCCCAGCCTCAAACGTGTCAAACCTTGCATTGGTCTCGTGGACCAAAGTCAGTGGTCGTCCATCTTCGGTCCGTGCGACAGACTCTTTGAACCATTCCGAGAAAGCCAGTCGGCCCTCATCCGACCTTGGATATTCCAGTTGGCTCCTGCGGTACTCGTAGTCACGCAGGGCCTTCATGTCACCGCCCTCAATGACGCTGTACGGAACGCCCGTGTAGAACTTTCCAGTTGCGGAGTCCTCAATGTCAAAGGTCTCACGCATGATCTGGTCAGCATCAAACAGACCACGATCGGTTTCTGCGGCGTCGCCAATACCGCGAGCAATCTCTTCAAGACGGCCTCGGTTGAGTCCGTAGAGTTGGATGCTGTTGCCAGCCATCCGAACCTGACCAAGAACTCTCATCCCATAGTCGCGAGCGTCAACGGCTGAGTCGCCAGATGCAACTCGGACAGCCTCTGGGTCAAAACCCTTTGACTTCAACCAAACGTCTAGCGTTTGTCCGGATTCCTTGGCCGCCTTATTGGCGTCCGCTAGCAACTCACCGATGATTTCAGGGTCATACTCACCACCAATGACATCGTCGCGTCCAACAGCACTTGCTAGGTCGTCACCGATGTCGTTGGCGACATCTGCGATCACCAGTGCTTCGTGGTTGAAATCTCCGAAGTCTCCGTCAGCGTATTCAGCCCTGCCGTCCTTGAGCCAGTACTCGCCCTCGAACGGCATCTCCAACTGAGTGTTGCGGCGATCCATGACCGAAGCAATGGCTTCATCTGGATCTTGGCCGTCCAGCCTTGACTTCCGTGCTTTTCGCAAAGCCTTGAGACTGAGCACGAATGGCTCGGTCATGACACCAAGGATGGAACCTTCAATAAAGTTCTTGAAACGACCTTCCAGTTCTCCATCGTTCTCATCAGCCGCCAAGAACTCAGAGACAGGATTCTGGAGAGACGGGTACGCCTGAAGGAGATTAGACAACCGTTCTTCGTGAGCGTCGAATACGGTGAGATCGGCAATTCCTCCAGCAACCGCAGCCTTGCCAAACTCTGCTCCCCACTTGATTGCCGCAGCCTTGCTCGTTTTTCCCGCAGCCCTTGCGGCGTTTGATGCTGCCGAGATTGCCTTGCTGATCTTTGTGACTTTGCCGAGTTTGCTGGCAACAGCCATGCCGGGAATGAATCCCAAGACAAACTGTGAGATGCCCTCAACCAGTCCGCCCGCAAGCGTCTCACTGTGTCCGGCCCCAAAGTTGTCTTCCGCGTCCGGAAGGATGTCAAACGTAGCGAAGTCCAGCAGGTCGTAAACACCCTCGACTCCGCCCAAAATTCCGCGAGGGATCGCCAGACCAATGTCGGCCAGCGTTCCTCCGATACCCAATCCCACGGAATCGGGAGACGGAGCGGTAGTTGACTCTTCCGGACTGAAATTGAACTTCATTGAGCGTTCTCCTGGCCCGCGGGCTCGGTAACGGGGTTGTTCAGTTTGGTGAGAAGGGTTGAGTTTGCAGGCGCACCTGCGTAGTACATGATTCTGATTTGGCCCTCAACGAACTGACCAAATCCAACCGCTCTTTCTTGACGCCATTCTCGATACGCCAAATATGCCTGTCCCAGATTGGAGTCTTGAATCAATGACAGAAGTTCGTCTTCTTCCATGTCAGGTCGATTCAGTCCCGCCATCATCTCAAGATCAGCAAGGAATGTTTTCGGGTCAGCCATGACTGACAGCGATGGGTTTGTCAGTTCTTCGTGGTATGAAAGCGACAACCCTTCATTAGTCTTCCCTCTTCGCAGTTCATCAAGGGTCTTTGGCGACAGTCGGACAGCCATCCTGTACTCGATCTGTCGGCTTTCAATGTGACGCCCTCCGCCTCTTGGAAAGTAAAGGCCATCTTCCTCTACTCTGGCAGGTCGCGGCGGATAATTAGTACCAAACGGTGCGTACTTTGGATTCTGCTTGAAAGCCTCTGCCGAAGAACTCATCCTAACTCCTCGGGATTGGGCTTCTGACATCGACCCCGCAAGTGAGTATCCGCCCATGTTGTCCGCGAGGCTGACAAAGTCGTCGTAGGCAATATCCCACCACACCGTCATCAACTTGAGGTTCTCGGCTGTCGGAGTTCCCTGTTCTGGGTCAAACGGAGCAAGAGGCGTCATCTCTTCTGCACGACGCAGATTGACTCGCTCAAATGACTCAACAAGTTCCTCAGACAAACCAAACTCTCTCATGGCGTCTGTGTCGTAAAACGTGGGTGATGCTGGATCTTGGTTTGGTTTGATAAACCTTCTGATCTTTGCAACTTCCGCTTCAACAGCGTCTCTTGTGACTGCACCTCGTTCTTCTGCGGTTGCAGTGCCGGGAAGTTGCCTTGCAGCATCAGCACCTCGCTGAACAAGGATGTCTTGAACTTCCTGTGGAAGTCCCATCACGCCAACTTCAAGATCTCCAACGGATTCCACGGCGTCTTTCATCAGATTGTCAGTCTGTTCTGCCGCAATTCGCATGGTTGACCCAGCATCTTGCAATACCGCAGTGCGACGCTGGTCAGCCATAAGTGAGTGATTGGATGCAAGGCGATGCAGACCTGTCGCCGTTTCCGGAGACACAACACCACTTGCAATAGCACCCCTCAAATTCGCAATGAAATCCTCGTACGACAAAGACACTGCTTCGTACTGAAGTTTCGACACAGCGTCAACATCTTCCCTCACGAACTCGCGATATCTCTTCAGGTGTCCTGGCAGGTCTACCAATGCGATGTTTCGTTCATCGACAGGGACTCCTCTTGCCTCTAGATCCTGGCTCAAAAGAAGTCCAAGCGCTCCTTCT